CAGCCAGGACCACGGCGGCTTGAGGGCGCCATCGCATCGACGCGATGCTCGGCACAGCTATCCCTTCAACAATCTCCGAAGCTCGAGCAGACCTTCCCGCAGCCCGCCTTCTGGCTTCGCCCTCCGTCTGAGGAGTGGCCGCCCCGCTCTCATCTCCAGGCTCCGATTCCTCGTTCTCCTCTGGCTCATCATCCCGTTCGGCGCGATCCGGAAACTCCTCTTCCCCAACTTCCGTGCGAACTCGATCCACACGCTGACGACCTCGAGCTCGCTCTTCGCGCTGATCCTCTACGTCATCCTGCGCGTCCGTAGATCGACCTGGTGTCGTATTCGGCTCATCGTCATCCGTGTCCTGACCTCGAGCTCCACGCACCACCTCAGCCAGCCTGGGGAGAGCGCCTTCGATCTCCTCCCTCCCCGCCCGGAGTACCTCGAAGATGCCGTTGTCCTCTGAGGTACCTCTCGTCAGATCGACGTTGCCGGCCGTCTGTCGAGCTCCCCTTCGTCGACGACCGCTCTGAAACTTGATCTCAGGTGCGAAGCTCTTGAGGGACCAATCGTTGATCCGATAGGAGAGCACTGGAACTTCGGACTGCTGCTGCAACGCTTCCAGATCCACCGGCCGCCGAAAGTACAGCGTCCCACCCTCGACTCCCCAGACATAGCCGTAGCGCTCCGCGAGCTGCTGCATCAATCGAGCGTCGGTCGCATTGGCCTGAATCAGTGGAAAGTCGTCCGTGAAACGAAGGTTCTCTGGACTCTCGATGTCAAACCCCAACTCATGCTCATCGGCGATCTGCTCGATGATCTGCGCTGGGGTGAGATCGGCAAATCGACGCCTACGCTGACGCCGATTCATCGAGTGCGATTCGTCCTGAAAGTCAACGGTGAGAGTCGGGTCACCATCCTCCGGATAGAGCGGCTTGTACCCCTTGACCACATAGGGACCGCGAATCTCTAGCGCGTTTGTCCACCCCATGGTCAGAACCAACCGAGCACCTTTGCGGTAGGTCCGAGAATCGTAGATTCTCGAATCCGGATCGCTGAAAACAATCTGGCCCGTGTCAGCCTTGCGCTCCGCCAGGACCAGCTTCACCGACCGAATAGCTCGAAGGTCTTCTTGCGCGATCTCCCGATCGTCAACTCGAACAACGACGATGGGAGTAAGCGTGCTCATACTGCCGCGGCATAGGATTTCGGTGGAATGTAGATCAGGGTCCCCGCCTCCAGATTAAGAGGCCAGAACACCGCAGGATTGACATTGGCTATGACGTACCACTTGTTGGCATCGCCATAGAACTTGAACGCCAAGGACTCGAACGTGTCCTCAGCCTGGACGGTGTAGGGTAGCGAGCCGTCCGGAACTTCCGCCGTTGTTTCCTGAACAACGAAAACCCTATTGATGTCCCTATCCGCATCCTTGACCTGGATCATGTCGGAGAGTCGGAATCGGGAACCGCGAAACAGGCCCATCGCTCCCCCTACACCGCGGCCAAATCACGGTATTGCGCCAAGAAGTCCAGCCGAGCTCGAAGCGACGCGATGTCCACAAACACTGTTCGCATTTGGACATCGGCCCAGGTCCGTGTCGGAATGCCGCTTCTGTTCCACCGAACGTCCCGAAACTGGAGACTCGTCACGACTACTTCCCAGCTCTCATCTCCCATACCGTACCGCGCATGCGGCGGAGGAACGAACTGGCCAATGTCGTCCGAAAACTCATTCAGGTCCGGCTGAGTCAACGACTCCAGAAACGCCTTCTGTGCCGTAGTCCCAAGATGGCTGTGATCGTACGTCTCAACCGCATCGAACAGCAAGGAAAGCGAAAAGCTATCCCCCTGAATGCCTCGAAACATCGCGGTCGGAAGCGGAGACCCCGGCGGCTGCGAAAAGGTGTAGTCCACCGTTCTCGCCCGAGGAACCTCCGTCGGGTTGAACTGAAAATCCATCAGTGACTCGAGAGCTCCATTGCGGATTCGCCCAATGTAGCCCTTCACCAACGGCCTGCCTGTTACCATGCTCATGCGAATGTCGCCTCTGCCTCTCCCTCCAGAGCAGTGCGAATTCGCTCAAGGATCAACTCCGCTAGCCGTTCAGCCTCCTCCGGAGTCGCTTGCTGCACCTGGAGATTGATGTCCCCAACTGTGACTTGAACCGATGTCGCTCCACCAGTACCTCCAGTACCTGTTCCTGCCACTGCCTCAGCAACCGGAACTACCGACTGAATGATCGACCCAACTCCAGTCTCCATCGCCCCAGCTACGCCCTCAGTCGTAGTCGGAAGTCCCAGAGACCCAAGCATCGAACCCATTCCAGAACCGACCGTAGAAGTCAAGGTCGGAAATACCGTCGACGCTCCTCGCATGAACGTCGTAACCAGTGCCGAGCCGCTTGCCGTCAGGTCCGAAAGAGGACCGACCCTAGCATCAGAGCTCGGAAGCAAATCTCGAACCTGAGCAATGTTGGTCGAGAACCACTGAACCATCCCAGCCCACTCACGCGCAATCCCCGACCGCCAGCCCCGAACCAATCCAGCTCCCCACCCTACCGCCTGTGTCTGTAGGCTCGTGAAGAATTGAGCAATGGTCGCCCATAGACCCGAGAAGAATCCAGTGATCGAGGTCCCGAACTCCGTGAATACCGAGGTGATTGGAGCGAAGACCCCCTGTAGCCATCCGATGGCTGCCATGAATCCTGCCGCTACGCCGGCCCACAGCCCCGTGAAGGCCCCGGAGATTCCGTCGGCCAATCCCTCGAAAAATTCCCGAACGCCTCTCCACGCCCCTGAGAGGCCGCCAGAGATAGCTCTCCAAGCTGATGAGGCCGCAGTCGTCACTGTGGACCACACACCGCCCAAGAAATCGGCGATCGACTGGAACCCTCGGAGCATCGGTTGGACGATCGGCTGATTGACGTTGGTCTCATACCAAGGAACGGCCCAACGCCGCCACGGAGCGTCTGCTGCCGTGAGCCGACCCCAAAAGATTCGGACTCGATTCTGAAAATCCTCGAAGGGAGCCCACAGTATCTCGAAGGTCCCCTCTACTGTCGAGACAACACTCTCGCCCCACTCCACCAGGGCATCAGCCCAGCCCATGATCGTATCCCAAGCCTGGGAGAACACCGTGCCTACGTCCGAAGCCCACTCAGAGATCACGCTCCCCAGCCACTGGAACAGGCGAACAATCTGCACTACCAGCAGCACAACCCCGATGCCAGCCACTACAAAGGCAATCATCGGAAGCATTGCCACAAACATGGCCAGAGCCAAGGCGCCCAAAACCAGAGTCAGTGCCGTGATTGTCACGAAAGCCAGGATGGCCGCACCAACGATGATTACTCCCAAGACTTGACCGAAGGTTCTCCATGCGTCCATGTTCTCGTCGAACTGAAAGCCGAGCATAGAGAGCCCTTCCTCCAGATAATCGACGACCGCAACAGACGCCTCAAGCCAAGCCTCAAAGGCATTGACGATCACCCCTACCGCAGGGGCCACCACATCCCGTACTCCAGCCCAAGCCTCCTCGAGCCTTCGCGTAAACGCCAAGATGTTCAGTACCGTATCGAGAAGGCCCCGTTCCCGAAGCTGGTCAACAATGGCCGCACTGATCGAGCCGTCATCGCTGCGGAAGAAGTCCACCAGTCCGGAGAACATCAATCGAAGATCGCTGCCCCAATCATCGAGGAAATCCCCCAAACCACCCAGGTTCCTTCGATAGGCTTGGTACAGCGCTACCGAAAGTCCGATCAAAACAATAGCGCCAGATCCAAAGACTAGAACCAGCGCTACTACAGCAGCCGCTACTACCCCAAGAGCAGTCGCCACTCCAGCCAACACGGCCGTCCCAGCGGTGAGGATCGGAACCAGCCCGGAAAGGGCAAAGAGCAGAGCTCCGAGCCCTATGAGAAGAGTCCCTGTAACAAAGGACAGAGCGACGATCCCCACAACCAGGAATCCGATACCTCGAGCCAGAAGCGGATTGGCCTGAATCAGCTCCAAGAACCGTCCAAGTATCTCCCGCGTCACATCCATAACGACGCGAAGAGCGGGACCCAGAGCTTCGCCGAGCAGGATCTGGATCGTTTGCACCGTGCCCTGAATGAAGATGCGAACGCCTCGAGCCGTCTCCTCGAAGGTCTCCGCAGCCATCCGGCTCACGCCCTCCGCATCGCTCAATCTCGCAACCAAGCTCCGAAGAGCCTGTCCGCCCCGCTCACCCTCCCGCTCATAGTTCCCCATGGCGGTAAGCACCGCGCCGGCCTGGGGGCCCAGAAGTACGTTCTGAAGTCGAAGCCTTTCCGTGTCATCTGTGACCGTGGCTAGCGCGTCGGCCATATCTCCGAAAACCTCGACCATAGGTCGAAGCTGATTGTCCGAGTCAAAGAGCTGAACATTGAGCCGTTCCATCGCCCGCTGGATATCCGCATACCGTCCAGTCACCTGGCGGCCCGATTCGTCGATGCGTCGAAGAATCGTATCGGCCTGGATAAGCCGCCGTCCCAAGATGCCCATCGCCTGACCAGCCTGACCCGAGAGCTGGCCCACGTTTCTCAGCATGCCGCCAAGAGCAAAGACCTCTGCAGCTGTGGCCTCGAACATCAGGGGAAAGTCCCCCATACCGTTCAAGATCACTCGCATATCTTCAAACTGCAGGTTGGTGGCTCGAGTGGCGTCGGCATACGTGTCCATGATCCGACGCGCGTCCCACGAATCGTTCCCCATCTTCGCGATAGCTGCAGCTGTGACCTGAGCAGCTGTCGCCAAAGACACCGTTCCAGCAGACGCCGTTGAAAGGTCTAGCGCGGGTTGGAGGGACCTGTACATTTCCTCCGTTTCGAGACCTGCGGCCAACAGCATCCGCATGGCTCGAGTGGCTTCAGCTGGGGAGAACTGTGTCTCGAGGCCTGTCCTAATGGCCGTCTCTCGAAGTCGCTCGAGCTCATCTCCGGTCGCCCCAGAAACGAACCTAAGCTGAGCGAATTCAACCTCGAACCCCTCGGCCTCATCGATCATCGGCTGGAGGACGCCCCGCCGCGTAATCTCTCCTACAGCCAAACTGGCAGCTCCCATCGCGGTAGCTGCTCCGGCCGCCATCTGAAGTCCCTGCTGAACTCCTCGACTTCTATCTCGAGATCGTTGAACAGTCTGATCTGCTCGAGAGTCAAGTTGGTCGAGTTGCTGGTTGGCCAGAGATACTCCGCGAACCACGCCCTGAGCGTCCAGCTCAACCGCGATTCCAAGCAGAAGGCTCTCACCAGCTCCGGGCATCTTCTATCTCTTTCCGGTCAGCGCGTTCCAGCGCTTGTTCTCTTCCTTGACCAGCTTGTTCACCCTCTCCACATACTCTACACGACGCCAGTGTGGAAGGCGAAGAACTTCTGTCTCCGTCCACCCATAGCGATGAGCCAGGTGATGTACTTGATCGAAGAGCGACTTCTGCAGCGTCTCGCGCTGTGAGTCGCTTAGCCGAAAAAAGCCGAGATGTCGACTATAGCCTCTACCTCGGAGTGGCCGCAGTTGTAGCACGTGAGGTGCTCCCACATCTTCATGCCGGGAGCGTTGTCTCGAAGAACATCGAAGATGAGCTTCCTGTCTCTCGACTTGATTCGAGCAGCGATAGCTTGATCGATGTTCTCGAGAGTTCCGAGTCGGGTGATGCAGGCCGCCAACATGATCGTTGCGGCGTGACCCGTGTTCTCTTGAGCAGCTATCGCTACGCCCTCCTGGTCCGTTCCCTTTGATAGGCGGACCACTCCCTTCTTGTGAACGACTCGTTCCCCCTTCTTGGGAACCTCGACATAGCCCCGCTCGAGCTCGAACTCAAACTCGCACGGCTTGTCCTCTGGCCACTCCTTGACTGGTCGTTCCGAGATCAAGACCTCCTCTTCGACACCACGCCGACACCTGGGACAGGTGCCTCGAAGGATCGTCTCATCTCGGTCGGACAGAAGCTGGATTCTGGAAAAGAGGAAGTCGCGATCTACCTGGTACATGCGCCGAGGAATCATCGGATCGATCGGCGTATCCGGATTCCTTTTTCGCGGAACCAGCCCAGAGATTTCCTGGATGGAGCGAGCGAGAACCATGGTGAGGCCCTTCGCCGTGTTTCCTCCAGTTTTCTTCTTGTTGGCGAGAAGCGCTTCGTCAATACCGGACAGCTCGTCGATGGTGACGTCGCGATATCGAACTCCGTCTTTCTCGATTCCGACGGGAAGCCGCACCAGCTCCGAAGGCTCGACTGACATACCGTTTCTCCTGTTATAGCTACAACCAAATCAATGCGTATCAACTGCTGTCGGTACTTCTAGGCCCTGATCAGCACCTGCTTCTTGACGCCCTCGTGGGCAACCGTGAGCGACTCGACGGCGACCTCGTTCGCACTGGCGTCGAGGTCCGCATCGTCGTCGATGTGCGGCCAGGCTCGGTAGATGGTCCACTTGATGGCCCGATCCCCAGCCTTGTTCTTCAGGTACACCACGATGGTCTTCCTGAAGGAATCGTCCCCCTGAACGCCCTCGACGTTGTCCAGGTTGAAGACCTCTGCCATCCAGTCGACGAAATCCGAGTCGGTGCTCATCCCGCGCTCGAAAACGACGTCATCGTACGTCGACTGGCCCGGGAGCTTCCGCGGCGTCTCGTTCTCGGCGCCCTCCCGGTACTCGACCTGCTCGACGGTATGCTTCAGGCCGGTCACCTTCGAGAAACCCGCCCGCACAAAGCCACCGATCTCGACCTCGAACTTGAAGTTGCGATAAGGATCTGCCATTGTCCCTCTCCTCTCCTAGCCCGACCTACGTCGGATAGAGCATCACGCTCCAGAGATTAGGCTTCGACGATCGTCGTGCCTCCCTCGAACTGAGTGAACCAGAACTGAACGAACTCGCCCGGCTTCTGGGGAGCCATCCCCACCTCGGAGATGACTTCTCCGTTGTCGATGTTGGTCTGGTCCATCACTCCGTCGGTGACACCGGACTTGATGTAGAACGCTTCGTCCTTCTTCGAGGTCGGGAAGGCTCGACGCAGCATGAGGTCCGAGAGGAACTCGTCGACCTTGTCCTTGAGGCTGTCCCAGAGCCTGAAGTCGTTGTTGCGGAGGACTGACCACCTGGTGCTGTCCGCCACCGACTTCTGCACGAACTGGAAGAACCGCACCGTGTTGATGTACAGCCACTTCTTGTCCGGGTTCTGGTAGAGCGTCCGACCACCGAAGCACTCGACCGGTCCGTTTCGACCGTACTTCCGAATGACGTTGATCCCCGCCACGTTCATGTCGGCATGATCCGTGTCGTCATAAGTCGTGGCTGCATCGGAAGCTCCGGTGAGCTTTCCGTAAGCTCCCTGGCCCCCTGGCGTCTGCCACGGGCCACCGTTGGGATCGGCAAGACCGTCGACCCGAGAACGAATGCCCATCATCGCACCGACACCCGCGATCGAACGCTTGGCCGTGGCCGAGCTCTGCGCTGCGTCCAGCACCTTCTCGCCGCCCGCGTACAGGCAGCCGAACTTGGTGTTGGCTCCGAGAGTCGTCTTGCGATAGGCGATGGCCGCCGTCGCATCGATCCCGATCGTGGTGTAGCCGAGGAACTCGAGGAAGATCTTCGATTCGGCGTAGGCCAGGGCAGCGTGGACCGGGGCTGCGTTGTTGTTGCCGACGAAGGCAAACGGCATGAACTCGATCTCCGCGTCCATGGCGTAGAGTCCGGTCTTGCCCGTCGAAGACCCGATCCAGTCCGCGTCTACCAGACCGGTGATCTCGTCCGTGCCTCCTGCCATCGACACCTTTGCCGCGTCGGTTGCCGGCGTGTCCGCCCCAAGACCTGGGGGATCGGCGTCGAGGTCCGTTGCGACGAGGAATCTCGAACCCGCGGCCTCGTCGTTGAGCTTGGTCTCGACGTAGTTGTCGGCGGTGTCCAGCATGGAGAGCTGGTCCCACGACTCGACGAGCGCGTTGTCGTTGTAGACCTTGATGTCGAACTCCATCGACTGAACCGTGGTGGCCGCGACCAGATAGGCGTTGGTGAACGCCCCCACGATGTCGACAAAGAAGGTGGCCACTCCAGCGGTGACGACCACACGAACGTCCAAAACCTCCACATACTCCGTGTTGGTCCCATCGGTGACCTGAAGCACCGACTTGGCCGAGATGCCGTCGAGAGTCGTGACCTGGAGAGCGGTGTCCGTTGCCGAAATGGCCGCCGCCAAGTCGCTTCCCGCTCCGGCCGAGGCATGCATCGGGTTTCTCTCGACGAGAACCTCGAGATCGTTGCCGCGAAGACCCGGGCTGACCGTGCCGAGATACCCGGCCTCCAGCTTCAGGGTGCTGTAGGTGGCACCGTCATCTGTACCGTTGAGCGCCTCCACCGAGAGGCCGAGCAATGCCAGGCAATCCTGGCTCCCAGCCGTGAAGTCGAGCT